TTGATAGGCTGATCGTACCTGTAGCTGTAATGTTTTCAGCAGTGAGCGTACCTGTAAACACTGGCGATGCTTTGTTTGACTTACTGTTAACTGCAACAGCAATGGCATCAAACTCTGCACCGACTTCAACGCCTTTAATAACCTTAGCAGGGTTGCCACTAACAAGAGCGTCTTTAGCTGCAAAGTTAGTTAGCTTAGTGTAGTTACTCATTAGACAATCCTTCCCAGTAATGCGTGTATGTTAAGCTCTTGTATTGCTATAGACTTACCTTCAACAGTTGTCTCAACACCAACAGAAACAACCGTACCCTGCCCACTAGCGTTAATCTTCTGTCTGTTGATAAGCGCTATAGACGATGAATACTCAGCCTCAGTGTTAAACTCTGATATGTTGTATTGACCCACGTTAGACTTAGGTAAGACATAGGCTTGCTTAGTGTACGCACCAGAGTAATCATATGCCCAGTTCAGCACCACCGTAGCTTCTGCACCGTCAAACGTAGTCAGGTTTATCTTCTTCAAGAACTTTAGGTTTGATGTATCACCAAAGCTAAGTGGGTGACTAAAGTAACTGAGCAAGTAACCTGTAGTGTTATCGGTGTAGCTTGTGTACTCAGATATACCACCCAACACACCAATATATAACTTTTCAGTAGTTGTATTAGCAAAACACAGTGGGTTCATGTGTGACCACGTTGTAGCTCTATAGCTTCCATCCTGTAGTGGGAAACGTGTGTCAAACGCATAGACAACACCAAGGTTAGGAAAGTTAAGCAGCACAAACGCTTCTTTAGGCGAGTAGTGCATCTTAATGTTGCCTGTCTCTGATGCAAATAGAGACTTAATGTCGTTGTTAACGTTCTTCGAGATGTCGCCAATAGGCGCTGACTTCTCTTGTATTGTTCTGGCTAGACTACGTACACCAGAGTCATCAAGGAAAATCAGGTCTTTACCAGTAGAGACAACACAGTCCCTTGACACACAACCTACGTTAGATATGGTGTCTGTTAACGTCATGTTGGCAGGGCTAGACGCACCAGAGTAGATAACAATAGAGTTACGTCCAAAGATGACTAGGAAGCCGTTGTGAGCCGCTAGAGCAACGATAGTGTCGTACCCTGTAGGCCACACCTTAGTGATGTCAATCGAGCCTGTAGAGCCTCCTGTCCATCCTGCGCCGTTTAATAAGTCAGACCAGTAAACTATAGACTTATTCGTTGTAGTATCTGCTACCCAGAGCCGACCAAACGCAGCCAAGCACTCATGTCCACTCGGAGGCGTACCTTGTGCGTGTGAGTGGTCTATAATACGCTCTACTATTCCTGTGTGGTCAGAATACAGTAACGGAGCTTGTCCACGCTGAAACATATACATATGGTCGTTGAACGGTACAAACTTCCAATTGTTGTTTGTAATGGTGTAAGCAGCAGGGGTGACATCAACCATTGTAGTTGTGCCAGAGAATATCTTACTGTTACCTGACGAAAAGAATGTAATGTCTCCATCATTAGCAACATACTCACCCATAGACTCAACACCCTTAGAAGAACCTAATAAGTTATTGGTGTTAAGTACTGTATAACCCTTACGCGCAGCAACTCTGCCTTCCTTGTCAATAACACAGTTATCAGCAACGGCAGCAAAGCTAGGCTCTTGAGCTAGTGGAGCATCTTGTGTATTGATGCCTGCAAAGCCCGGAGCAGTAATAGTGATGCTTTGTAATTGTTGTGCCATTTAAGCTCCTATACTGCCGTGAATAATGTATCTTCTTCGTACTTGTTGGCATCAAAAGCAACAGCATCAGACAGTACAGCGTCAGCAATAGCAAACTGCTCAGCCGCTGATTGCCCACCTGTCTCACCACGTTCACGCAGTGCCATAGCTAGAGCCAGTTGCAGTACAGGGTTGTATGGTACTTTTAGTTTTGTTGCGTCCTCAGTCAGGTCTGGTTGACGTACAAAGGCATCGAAGTAGAGGTTATAAATACCATTTGGTAATGGATAAACCTGAACTGTAATGTCTCCGTTATCGTCTGTCCCGTTAAATGCAAACTCATTAGGCGTACCAGACAGGGGAGTGTTAATCCTGTAATACTTGTTCATGTAACTGCGATTCTGTGTAGTCAATCGTCCGTTACTTGACGTGTTCATTGCCTCTCTAACTTCTACGTCCTGTCCTGCTCCTGTTAGAGCGTACACAGACGTACCCGAAACTGTACTGATGTCAATAGCTGTACGTAGAGCAGACCAACTGTGTGAGTCCTCTACTAGCTGCTTAGCGTCGTTAACGAAGTCACCAATCAACGCTGCGTAGTCATTCTCCTGCACAGTCTCTACTTGATTCTCTCGCAGCCTACGTAGAACACCATTTACTAGTTCTAAATATGTCATCCTAGTTTCCTATGTATGTAAAGACAGCGCTTATGCCTGCAACAATAACTACCCAGATCAGTCGCTCCATTGTTCTTGCACTAGCCATGTTTTCAGCTAAGCTGTCCATCTTATTCTCTATAGCGTCTACTTTAGTCTCTATATGGGACTGCCGATTAAACACAGTGACAAGCCTTTCCTCAACACGCGCCAATGACACGATAGCTTCTTGGAGTGTATCGATCTTCTTCTCTACTCTGCTTAATCGGTCTTCCATTGTATTGTTCCTTTACTGCTTGTGTTGTTAACCTAAGTCAGCTATGGCTTTCTGCTTCTTGCCCAACGCAGCGCCAAAGACTGTAGCGTACTGTGCAGCGTTAGTAGCAATGCGTAAGACTAGCTCGTCTTTAGTGCCGCCCGTTGCAGCTATCATTGCGTCTAGCAAAGGCGTTACTGCTGTGTTGTCAGCCTGATACGCTTCTGCTTCTGCGATCTGCTGCGGCCAAGACTTAATCTCATCCTCAACGTAGCCTGTCTTGATCGCTGCAATCTCTTCTTCAAAGGTTGCGTTAATCTCTGCAATAGCTGATTCCCGAGCCTTAGCATCCAGATCAGCCTGATAAGCCGCCTCATGCTCAGCCTTAGTTGTGGTTACGCCGTCCTCATCTGTCGTGTCAGCAAACATATCCACTACTGACCACGCTTGTACCCAGTTGCCGTTAGCGTCCTGTGTAGCACCGTTACGGACTGCCTGTGTGTAGCCTGTCACTTCGGGCTTTGGAGCTGCTAGTACAGGATCTATGCCAAGAGCCGTGCAGACGTTAGCGTCCCACACTCGTGGCAGTGATGTGTTGCTGTTGAGCTTGCGGATTTGTCCCTGAGTTAAGACTTCGCCGCTTGATTGCACTCTGTATTCCATAGTTGATATTCCTATGCTATTGCTAAGAAGATGTAGCTACCACCACTGGCGTTAAGCGCAGCAGGAGCAGATGATGTTACTGTAAATCCACTGGACAGCGGGTCAATGTAGTCTGTAGATGTAACTTCTGCGGCTGTGGAGTTCAATAAGAGATACGGATCGTTGCCTGCAACAATGCCTCTTACGCTGTCCCAAACGTACCAATCGCCAGTAGAGTCTGTACGCTTGATAAGAATGAATCTAGCACCTGCCGAGAATCCACAGTCTACGTCTACGTTACTGCCTGTGCCTGTGTAGCTGCCTACTTTGCTTACTCCTGCTAGTGTGGCGAAGAGGTAGGCTATGTAGTTGCTGCCACTACCATTAACATTATAATTATTTCCAACAATAAATTGTGTTGCTGTATGGCTTTTAGAGGGAAAAGTGCTTGAGTCTGTATACTTTGCATTTGTTAAATTTAAAACTATAGCTTCGTTTAATGCTAAGTCATCGTGATAAACAAGCCAGTTTCTATAATCATTTCGTCTTTTAAATATCATTAGTTCTGGAATCACGCCAAGATTGTGATTTATTGAAGTTGGATTTGTACTATTTCCACTATAAGCCACTACATCAAAGAAGCCTGTGGCGCGTTTGAACATCCATGAAAAATGATTTGTATCTGAACTGCTGCTTGTATAGTAGCCATTCATGTAATCAAAAGTAGAACTTGAATCAGGGCCTTCTGCAAAAGTTTCAGACGTTTGCATTGCTTTAGCACCCTGAAGTCTTGAGCCTATATCAGGGTAACCTGCCCCACTTAAATACCTTCGCATAAACATATCAACAGGGAAATCTGACACAAAACCCGGAGATGTGCTTTGTCGTGTTCCTGCTTGGTAAACCTCAGTCCCAGACTCAGGAGTCTTCATTGGGCGGCGTATGGCTATGTAG